TCAAGCATTTGTTTCTTGATCGTACCACGATTCGCAGAAAACTTTTTAATAATTCGAGGCATGATACCCTCGAAGTCTGTGCGATACTTGGTACCGTTGGCCGTCTCTGCACCTTCGAGATCAAGAGTTTCGGGTGACATGTTGTACTGCACAATAATGTTGGGATACAGAGAGTTCAAGTCAAACGACACCACCCAATCGTGTGCACCCACCATAGGATCTTTTACGTAACCTCCCACAATCTTACCCGCATCATGATCGATGCCGGGCTTTGGGGGTATCACAATGTTGTCTTGCAACAATTCATTGTAGATAATCGTATCCCAGATCGCCGTGGTTCCCAGTGCATCAATCAGATTCGTCTTTGCACCATACGACATGGTCATCACCAGTGAGATGATACCAATCTTCTCTTCGAGTCTCTCCACTAGGGCCACGTCTTTGATGTTATAGTCGATGAACTTCTGATAGTCGTGTTTGTAAAGGGAGTGCAGTGAACCATACTCTTCATAGGATAGTTTACGTTCACCCAGTACAACGTGTGCGATGTTGTCCAACTTGTAGGATTCTTGTTGACCATAGGTGTTCAGGGTAAACTTCTTGAACAAATCAAGGTAATCGAGTTGTACGACACCTTCAAAGTCCCAAGCCGTCTGTTCGCGCCCTCCCATCGTTGTAATGGTCCTGGCACGCGCCAGTTTCCACGGAGAGAGACGTTTATAACTTTCACTGCCCATGAGACCCTGTATTCGATGCACAATGTATGGTATGTCGAATAGGCGAGAGTTCCAACCCGTAATGATGTCGGGAGTGTTGCCCTCATACCAACCGATGAAAGAGTTCAGAAGTGAGATCTCATCTTTGCACTGGAAGTACACGGTGTTCTCTCTGGCCTCATACTCACCCATACCCCAGACAATGTAGTCCGAAGATTTACTGGACTTGACGGCGATAGAGATGATGGGGTGCTTTGCCTCTTCGGGATCGGGGAACCCCTGATCAGATGCCACCTCGATATCGATGTACATGATATCCACCATGGCGGGATCAAACTTGACATCATAGGGGAATCGGTTCGAGAGAAACTGACTCACGAAGTTGGTGTTGCCGTGCACCTTAAAGTTAGGGATGTCTCGATATTGTTTGACGAAATCTTGCGCCTCACTCATCGAACCCATCTCTATCGGTTCACACGGCACACCGTAAAGAGTCTTGTATTGTCCGGATGCCTTGGTAGACTCCACGAACAGGGTGGGAGAAAATGGGATACGTTCTTCGACGCGACGGCCGTTCTCGTACCCACGATATAAGATTTTGTTGCCGTATCGGCAGACAGAGGTATAAAAATTCATGTAACCATTATATAAAAAGTTTAAGGATTAGTCAAGCGTTATCCATTTGACATCGGGGTGTTGTGAAACAGTGTAGATTTCTTCTTTGTCTCGATCAGTGACGGTACCACCGTATTGTCGATCAAGGATCTGAGTGATGGGGGAATCCCACACCTGCATAGGTTTTGTGTAGGCAGAACTCACATCAAAGTTAAGTCCTGTCTTGTTGCACCAATCTGGATTTTTGAAACGATTCGCAGGCCAGTAAGTGCATGGATGATCGTCCGGATTCTCTCTTCTCCATATGTCAGTGACAAGGTGTAGAAGCATCATCGGGCCCCTTGCCCAATTATCTTCGATATGTTCGCAATACATCTTTGCAATCTCCGGTGTGGTAGTCCAGAACTCATTGGCCATACCCAGATTGATTGATGACTTTTTACTTGTCCACTTGGACATGATCATACGAAAGAACTCTTCACACTCCGGTCTTAGATAGGCATCATGTTCCATTACCCAGATTCGTTCCCCTTCCGCAATGCGTTTTGCACAACGATAGTTGGAGTGGATAGATCCCAGTTCTTGGGGAGAACGTCGAACCAGATTGTTATTGACATTGGGTAGTAGGGTGTCGGGAGTGACGCATTGTGTGACAGTAATCTCAAAGATGTCCGAAACGATTTCAAAAGATTTTAGAGACTCAACCATGTAACGAACTGCGAGTTCACTATTCAGGTCAACATTCATTATGCCTCTAATTTTCTTGGCCTGGGGGTGCATCAAACGCCTCGTTCATTCTTTCCCACTGAGCTGTGTATTTAGATAGAGTTACTTCATCTCCATCTGTGTGACACCAAACTGGTGGTCGGAACCCAACCTTGAACTCCCAGTGATCATTTTTGAGTAGAGACTCTGCGACGACATTACCTTTCTTGTCACGCATGGCACCGGCTCCACCGAGTAGTTCAACTGTCTGACTACCATAGGGGTTCCAGACTTCGTTCATTAACATAATACATTCTACTAACATTTTTTTCGGTAGTCTTCTATTGCAGCTTTGATTGCGTCTTCTGCGAGAACACTGCAATGAATCTTGACGGGTGGTAGTGTGAGTTCTCGTGCGATGTCTGTATTACTGATTCGCCCGGCTTCTTCAAGACTTTTCCCTTTGACCCATTCGGTAAGTAGAGAACTAGAAGCAATAGCACTACCGCAACCATAAGTCTTGAATTTCGCATCCACTATCACTCCGTCTTCTACTTTGATTCCAAGTTGCATGACATCACCACAGGCGGGTGCGCCTACCATACCGGTACCAACATTGGGATCGTCTTTGTCTAACTTACCCACGTTGCGTGGGTTTTCGTAGTGATCGATTACTTTATCTGAGTATGCCATAATAATTTAAAAAAGAGGGCTATTCGCCCTCTTTCTCATCCCTCTTTTCTTCGGTCTGTTTTGTAGCAACGTAATGCCACCGATTGGTGATTGCGTTGTACTTATGAGTCATGGAAAGGTGTTCCAACATGATTCTAAATGGTCGTGCTGTCACTTTTACTTCTTCCATTTCTCTTTCAGCAGTTGCGATTGAAGAGAGAAAACACAGTGTAAAAAAGACTGTTTTTCTCATTGGTATGTCTCCGTTTATCCAATGGTGATTGAACGGGGACGCTTCTCCTTGGGTAGTTCGACTCTCAGGTCAATGACTAGTAAACCATCCTTGAAGTCAGCTCCATCGACAACAACGTGTTCTGACAATCTAAAGGTTCGTCGGAACTTTTTCTGAGAGATTCCTTTGTGTAGGAATTCTCGTGGTTCACGTTGAGAGATTTCAGCAGACACAACAAGTAGACCATCCCGTACTTCTACGTCTAGTTCTTCTTTTGTATAGCCCGCAAGGGCCAATTCTACTGTAAACTTCTCTTCGGTGTGTTTAACCACATTGTGAGGGGGATAGAGTTTGTTGTCTGTCATGTCTGACAGCCTTTCAATCTCATTCCAAACGTGGTCAAACCCAATGAAATGTGAACGTGGGAACGTAAATGCTTTAGTTACCATAACGGTTTCTCCTTTTATAAAGCGAGGTGTTGTTAGTGTGACCGGATCATCCGCATCACGAGGTTATTTATAACACAATTTCATGGGAAATTCAAGTCCCATGACTTATTTACATTGTTACAGTTTTGTTACATAAAATCATATATATAATAGTATGTTGTGAAACATAGGAGAAATACACACATGACTAAGCTAGCCATCGTCGTGATGACGACTTTATTATCCACCAGTGCCTTTGCACATCATGGTGGTTCTCACCTACTAGAAAACGTTCGGTTGAAGACCGAAACACACAAATGGGCCCTCGACGTTGAATGTCGAAAGAATCTCCACCAAGACACCGAAGTTAAGGTGAAGACCCATCCACGAGACATCCGTTTGGACGGACGCATCACGATTGAACAAAAAAAGAAAAGGCAGTCCTGTCGAGTACGACAATTAGCCGTAGTTATACTAAACTAAGTACAACCGCCGGTTTAGGGGCGTATGTACTAGCCCCTTCTACCCAACTAATCGTAATGCCATTGATGGTATAATTCCAAGTAGTCATAGTATCCTCAAAGATAAGTTGATGGGTCGGGATTACGTTCAACACCGAAAGAAAATGTGACCCGTGATTTCCCCGCGATGATTTGATGATGCGTACCACGAGGTATGTATACACAGTCGCCTGGCCTGAATACTTTAGGCGTAGTCTCGTAGTCTGTGTTCTCTACACGTATGGAGATCTCACCAAATACCTGCACCAGAAACACATCCATGATGTCTTTGTGCCACGGATAACTGTCCGTGTTTGCACCGAAACCCATGAAGGCAATGTTGGTGATCTTGTTTCGAGTAAACACACTCTCCATCTCAGACACCACATCCTTGGCAAACTTCGGGGAGCTGGGACGTGTGTGCGAGTTCTTCAGAAAGAATCGCATCTTGTCCGGATGGTGATCGATTAGTTTTTCGGGATGAGTATCAAGAAAATGTAGGGCCTGTTCCCATGTCCATTGAACTGGCGTCGTACCCCACCTTGGTATTTTCTTTCTAACGTGTTCCGATATTATACTTGGGGCAAAGTTCCCACTCATCTTTCTCTTTAAATCCAATAATCTTGATTTGTCTCAATGGTGCACAGTCTTTGGCCTGTTCCGTATTGACGATACGTACCAATCCCCAGTCTGCAAGTAGAGTTGCAATGGTGTTGCGTCGTTGTATATCAGAATCTTCTAGGTTAGACTTCTTACCGTCCAACAGAAAGAGTTCTTTGAAATGCACAATGAAATACCTACCCTGTTTGTGTAGGATATGGCAAGACTGGTACAGACGATTTTCGCGTCGAGACGCCACGCCTATACGAGTCAGTGTTTCCCGTACTTTTAAAAAGTCGTCGGGTTCGTTCAGGACAATCTCCAACATATCATTGGGTGTCCATAATTTATTTTGTTCCACCTTTATACGTCCTTTCCTTTATTATTTCGATTTGTTCAGGAGAGAGTAGAGATAGGATGGATCTAGCCTTCTCATTGCTATAACCATAATATTCTTTTACCGCTTCCAAGTTACTCACTTCATCCGGCTTATTCCATTTGGAAAACCGCTTTCGTTTTCTAATTATATTTAGTAAAAAGTCATACTGAAGTTTCTTATCCAGATGGTGGTATCTGTTCAAAACGTTAACAATGTGAACTGTATCACTAAAGTAGGAAAGGGAGTGGTTGGTGATATAGGGATTGTAGGCCTTCTCACTCTGATCATCCACGATCAGATTCTTTTTGGTGGTGTTGATTGAGTTTATAAATTCAAACGGACTCATTCGAACTCCACATTAGCCATGATCTCAGTCATACAGGCAACGAGGTTGAGTTCGTGATCCGCAACGAATGCGTCTTTATACTGATAGTCTGCGAGAATCAAAACCAGTTGTGGGATTGATTGTGGTACCACCTTCTCGTACATACTATCGTATATTGATCGGAAGATTACCGATGAGTCAACGTCCATGTTGTTTGTAACCCACGACCGCATCTTCTTAAAGTCTTTGTCCTTTAATGATTTGAAAAGATTATCATAGGATGCATCGGTCTTGGTTAGAGTTCCAAGGTTCAGGGTTTTGCCAATAGACGCACGTTGGAGTTCGTTCAGAATACGTCTCCAATCAGGTGCGTGTTTCATGATCAGTTCTGCAACGTCTGTCATCTGGCCGTTGGTGTCGACGCCTTCATTCTGAAAGATGTTTGTGGTTCGTTGGTAGAACTGAGAACACAACTTCTGCATATCCTTCTTGGATGTGTTGAACTCATACACACCACATCGAGAGTGGAGTGGTTCGATGATACGGTTCTTGAAGTTACACGTCAGAATGAATCGACAGTTGTCAGAGAACTCCTCGATGAATCCACGCAATGCGGGTTGGGTTGATTGTGCGTTGAGGTAATCTGCCTCATCTAGAATGACACACTTGTAACCACCCATCAACGAAACACTAGAGGCGAATCGTCGGATCTTGTTACGGAGAGTGTCG